TTATCCAAGATCGTTTTTAACTTTCCCACAATAGCGGCGCACCTTAGCTTTCGTTTTTTGTTGGGTGATGTGGAGCGTATTATCCATAATTTGTTTACGATGAATATTAACAATATCAATCGGTCGTTGCCCTGTGAGATAAGCAATATCGATTAAATCTTGTAGTTGCTTATCCGCAAATTGGTAGATTTTTTCTAGAATATGATCTTCAACGTAAATATCACGAAATTTTATTTTATAACGTTGCACACCTTCACTAGGGCAGGGATATTTTGTGTAACCCCATTCACGTGCTTTAGCCCAAATATGATGAAATAGAGCTGTCTCATTATTTGCTGAACTAGGGCTACTTTTGCGCCATTCGAGATATTGCTTGATATGATAAGGCTCAATTTTATCTAATGGAGCAGGAGGGTTGCCGAAGAATGCGAGCAGATGTTTTAGATAAGAACGATGTAATTTTTGTGTACCCTGTGCTTTAAGTGGCATTACTTCCGCTTGATACCGTATTGCGACAGTTACAAACGTAATTGCCTTCTCTTTTATATGAACCCTGTCACAGTTAAGCCTTGCTGTTTCTAATACGGCTAAATGCTTATCCATTCCTAACGGTTTTTCTTTTTTGTCGCTCATTACATAATAGTAATATGTGACAACTTTTCCATTCTTTCTTTGACGTTTCCGGCAAATTAAATTCTGTGGCAAGCCTTGATTTTCTCTCTTGCGTGGACGGGCCATAATGTACCTCCTAAACTTGCAATACAGAAGGGCTCCAAGGTATTTCTTCGTGGGTTTGAGATTCTGTTCGAGTGGTTGATCGTGACTTTACTTTGTCATAATCTCTGCGAACGATAGGGTAGCCGTGGGCATTTTCTTTGAAAGGGATACCCATTGCGTTGAGTTGCTTAATAATGAGGGATTTACTTTTTCTTCCCGTCAGGAATTCAATTTCAGGCTTGGAAAGAAAGTCTTCGTAGATATTAACTTCCATATATTCTCCAAATAAAAAACCTAGCTTTCGCTAGGCTTGTTTAAGTAATTAATCATCTTTTCTCCAATCCACCGCATTACCGGCACAGCCATTGAGTTTCCAATTGCTTTATAGCGTGGACTATCTGGACAGTCTTCCACAGGTTTATTGCGATACGGGATTTTCGTCCAGTTATCAGGAAATCCCTGTAAACGCTCGCACTCAATTGGGGTTAGTTTACGTATTAATTGCCCATTGCTAACCATTGGGGTATGACCTCCACCATCTCCCATTGCGGATGTTAAGGTTGAAGAAATCTTATCGCTGATAAGGGCGTTTTGTTGTGTGCTACCTAAACAAACACAAGGAATATTATTACCGCCCGTTCCCATTCTAGCTGTCAGTGTTGGAGTGGTATCTCCCTGCACGCTTACCACATCAGAGCGGTGTGCAATATCAAACAATACATTTTCTTGCCCGCCATTTCGTCCCAAACAATGTGCGGTCGTTTGGCTGATGATGGGGTCTTGTGTGCCGTGAACAATGAATGTTTCACTTCCGCCACCACAATCCCCACCGCTAGAACGCAATGTTCCACTGATAGTGTCCTGCGAAAATGAAGAAAATCCATTTACGATAAAAAAGTCGCCACTAAAGGCTTCTTGATTACCAAGCCATTGCTTTGTACCACAGTTTGCAAGTAGCGTGCCTGTTACTGATTTACCGCTTGCAAGAGAGCCTTTTCTAAAATCAATGGTAGTGTTTTGTTTCGAACTTTTGCCCTGTTCAATATCCCCTGACACGCCCTTTTGCTCAATGAGTATTTCGGCGATACTTCGTCTTCCAGCACTTGCCACAACAAACACTCTTTTGCGTCGTTGGGCAACTCCTAAGTATTGAGCATCGAGGATTCGCCACACGATAGTTCGGGCTGAATGCACATAACCAGCGTTTGTCCATCGTTTCCCTGTTGGTTGCAGTGGCTCGCATTCCTGAACCAGTCCAGCCAAAAAGTGTCCGAATGCGTTGTCCTTGGTGGATAAGACACCCGGTACGTTTTCCCACACGAGTACGCACGGGGCTTTTCCATCATTAAATCTGACATAATCGATTGCCTCTAAAATATGAATTAAAGCTAAGGTTAAATTACCTCTGTCATCGTTTAAACTTTCCCGTTTGCCCGCAATAGAAAAGGCTTGGCAAGGTGTGCCGCCGACTAATACATCAGGCGCCGGAACTTCACGATTAAGGATTTTTTCAGGTAAGGCGGTCATATCGCCAAGATTTGGGATACCAGGAAAGTGGTGAGCAAGTACAGCGCAAGGGAACGGTTCAATTTCAGAAAACCATAATGGCTTTCCCAATCCTTTCCATGCTACACTTGCCGCCTCAATGCCCGAACAGATTGAACCGTAGGTAAACATTATCTCTCCACAAAACAAAACCGCTCACATTACTGTAAGCGGTCGGTTAGTCTCTCATTGTTGATAAACAAACTCCGTTGTTAATCAAAAACAACGGAATTTGATTGGCAAATCAGGGATTAATCAACAATGGCGACTTTGAGTTTGCCACTCAAAGCGTCGCACCAAAGTTGAGCGTGTTCTTCTGTTGCAAATAACTGCTTATTTTGTAAACGTAATTTAACATCTAAATCATTAAAATTTTTTGAAGAATAATAAGTTGGGTAAAGACGGCTAGGCATAGAACCAACAAGCCAAACCTTTTCTAAATCTCCAAATTCAGTAATTGGTTTAGGCATTTCTTTGTACTTGCTTTGCAAGTTTTCAGGTTCTTTCCACATTCCGACAATATCAGTTTCTGATATATCGTCTTTCTCTACCAGTCCGTTAAAATGCCAGTGCAAAAATTCAGCGTGTATGCCATTAAAACTATATCCAATAATGGCATAGTTTGGTAATGAATCCGGTAAGTTATTCACAGATGTAACAAACGCCTTACTCCCGTCCCTCAATAACACTGGTTCACCATCTAAAGCTCGTGTGCGGTCAAATGGTTCGTGTTTATCTTCCCATAAACCGATAATATCATTTTCCGGAAAATCGCTAGTGAGATCCGCATGGTGCCAGCTGATAAAGGCACGTTCAGCACCGTTTTCCGGAAAAACTACAAACCCATAAGGGTCTTCATTATCCAAATAATCCTCACCGAAGTATTGTGCTTTGTGTCCACCTTTTGTAATGGCGGGCTCGCCGTTCAAAATAGCTTGTTTAATTTCTTCTGTTAGCATAATTATTTCTCCTATTTGCCATATGTTTTATGTTCTTTCCATAAACCAACAATGTCTTGAGGTGCGTCTCTATCTACCCAAAGTGTAAAATCCTTTTGATACCACCAAGTATCTGCAGTAGTTAGATCTGTTGGGTCAAAAACAACAAATACATAGGGAAACATCTTAACTTCTTTATCTTTATCTTTCCCTATATAAATAGCTCTTTGACCGTCTCTAGTAATACCGGCAGCACCTTTTAAGATTGCTTGTTTAATTTCTTCTGTTAGCATAATTAATCCTCAATTTTATTAATCTAGATATTTACCTATTACATAGGCAACACAAATAAAAAAAACACTAAGCACTGCTGCGTCTGTAATTTCCATTGTTGTTACTCCTGTGGGGGGAGCTGGCAAAGGTTGCCAATGCGTGATTTCCATACTACATTCGGTAAAATCACCCAAATCCTCATCATACTCTAAGATTTCATAGGGATTTCTCCAATATGAGCAATAACCTAAGTAATAACCTTGTTCAGTAGGCAATTCGTCATTAACACTAATCCATCTATTATTGTTTTCACTCATCTTTTAAGTCCTCTTCTTTAACCCCAAAAACAAAACCGCCCCTAAGAGTGGTTTTTATCAACTACCGGCAACTCAACAATCGTATTGAGTGGTTGCGGTGATAACGATTCTTCCGGTATATCTAATCGTCCGCCTAGCGTTGCATAACCTGCAATATCTCTCCAATGGTCGGTTTCGTGAGGATTACCATTTAATATTCTCGCTAACTTTGTCGCTATCATTGTGATTGCGTATTTGTGTGTGCTATCCAGCTTTGTTGATTTTTCAACGTACTTTAAGATGTCATTAAAAATCACCGCACCTTCGTGGAAATTTCCGTGTGTTTCGGCACGCTCTTGTAGTGTTTCGTTAATGTTCATTTTGTTTGTCCTATAAAAAAGCCACTATTCAGTGGTTTCGGGTATTTGTTCTGTTTGTTTATCTTGTGGCACGTTCTCAATCTGTACCCAAGGTTTGTTAATTGTTGATTTATTCCACACTGTACCATCATCACACAGTGCCGTTAAACTCCATTCGGCAGAATGAGTAACGGTTGCGGGAATTGCGCTTTCGCAAATCTGAATAATCTTTCTAGTCATATTTTTTCCTTAAAAAAAGCCCACGGTTAAGTGGACAGTGTAATTAAAATAGGGTTAGCTCATTTCCTCGATTAACTGTTGATAATAGTCCTTTGCCACATTTACGCGCTCTTGGATTTTTTCGATAATCGTTTCATCACGTTTGATCGTTACTGTGGTAATGCGCTTGTCTTGTGGGATTTGTTCGACTAAATCGATGTAACGTTCGGGGCTATCATAACTACTTAACATTTCGTAAGGGGTGGGGAAGAGGACAAAATCAATCTGTGCTTCTTCACAATCCCACAGCCACATATATCCCTGCATTTGGTAGTCATAACCGGCTTTTTTCGCTTTATCTTCGGCTTCGTCCGTAAAGAACGGGTGTGTACCAATATCCCACGAACATTTTGTATCAATAATGAGCTTTCGGCTTGGCACGTAAATATCACATTCACCGGTGATCCAATGATTTTCGCGCCGTTCAGTGTTTTTCTTGAGGGGTAAACCTCGCTTACGGCCACTTAATTTAATGGCTTGTTCTTCCAGTAAATTCCCTTTTTCGGTGTATTTGTTACCTTCAAAATCTTGATAACCGAACAGATCGAATTTAGCGATTTTTCTGACCGCACTTTTGGCAGTGTCGGAAAGTCCGTCACCGCCTTTTTTCTTCGGTATCAAGTCGGCAATGCCTGAGCAGCGGGCTTTGAATTGGTACATTTTTATTCCTTATTTTCGATAATACTTGTATCTATCAATTTGTTTTTGTATTTCTTTCAGAGAATGCAGCTCATCATCACTTAAATTACGGGTGCGATTGAGTGCTATGAGACGATCATGCTCGTTATTTAAACATTCTTCATATTCTGGGTTATCTTGGGGGATATTGGGGAATAGCCACCATTCCCCATTTTCTGAGCTAAAGTTCCAGATTGTTCCGTCATTGCATAAGGCAGTTGTAACTTGTTCACAACTTGATAAATCAGTTTCTGGAATTAATGCCGTGGATATTTGAATAATTTTTCTTTTCTCTTTGTTCATTACTCATTACCTCTTGAATTTTCCAACTTTTCCAATTCTTCATATTGTTCTTTACTGAACTCATACATGCCACTATCACACAATTCTTGTAGCGTGGTTTCACCATTAATGATGTTTTGTTTGCATTGTTCAAAAGTGGTTTCATCAACCACGGTGATAAATTCGCCATCTTGGATATTGTTATCGACATAAGAAAATTCGCCCTTTTCGGCATCTTTCACAACAGCTTGGTCGGCTAATACCGCACTTTGTATTTCGACAGATAGCGGGGCTTGCTTGGAAAGTAAAAGTTTCATTACGGTTTTCAGGGCCATTGAATCAAAGTTATCTACCCAAACACTGGTAGCTTTTTCCCCTCTTGATTTTTTGTCAAGGTAGGTGCGGTAAGTTTGCGAATAGCGTTGAGCATGTTGATCGACTTCTTGCTCGGTCATATATAATTCAGCGGTAAAGCTATTCACTAGTTGGAAATAAGCATAGTAGCCAATAGGTTTTTCGTCTTGCTCCGGCTTTTGTTTCCAATCGAACACATAACCGTTAATCGGGTCTTCTTCAATAAGTTGTTTTTCATAAACCGGAACAGCGACTAATCGCTTAAATTGTCCGCTGCGTTGCGCAAGTTGGATTAATCCTTTATAACCGATTTGAAATTGAGCTTCGGTTATTTTATGCCATTTACCATCTTTATCTTTGTAACTGCGTTGATATGGCACCATGTAAGCAAAACCAAGCCCGTTTTGTAATGGTAAATTCAGTGTTGCTGCCATACAGGCCGCATTGAAAACACTCATTGGAACGGCATTTTTTAACATGGTATTGCTATTTGCAATCTGCATAATGCTTGTTGTAAAGGTTGCCGCATTTTTATTCACAAGGGATTTTACTTTTTCAAGAATAATCGGGTGGTTTAAAAAATCCTTGAGCGTTTTACATTCGGATAGTTTTGCCGGAGCATTTGGTTTAGTTGGCGTATTTTGTGTCGTTGTCATTTTTTATCTCCATTAATAGGGCAGATGATATTCATTCATTCGTTTTTCGATACGTTTTTCAGCTACATGAGCAATCGCTCGATCACGTAATTCAATGAGCTTGTCAAATGCACCGGAACCGAACGCTAAGTCGTGTAATGCCAGTTCGTCATCATGGTAACTAACGTATTCGTTGATGGCGTAAAGGACGTGTTCATCTTTATTTTCAGCCTCGGATTTAACCACTTTTATTTCTTCCTCAAGGGCGCAATCCAAAGCGGCGAGGCTGTCTAGGTGCTTTTGATGAGCTGAGGCAAGTAAAGGATTCATTGTTTAATCTCCAAAGCTCGGTCAATTTCTACGTCTATTTTTTGTTTGATTAAGCAAATTTAGCTCTGCTAATCGCTGCTTTCTTTTTGCAATTTCGGTTTCACATAGTGACTTGTCGCAGTGGTTTTGGCTTATCCACACTTTCTTTCCGTTGATATATTCCACGGCAACATAGCCTAAGCCTTGCGGGTGTGATTGAATGTCATAGTTGCGTGTTTTATTGATTTTCATGATTTAACTCCGCTTGTTTTATTGCTGTGTAGTGGAGTAGTTCCCGTTCCGCTTGGGGTGTGAGATTAGGTGGTAGGCAAATTCCATTTTCATATACACCACCTTTAAGTTCGCAGCGGGTTTCACGGCTGATTTGTTCGCTGACTTCGTGGTTGTGCCAGTCTGTTGGATTGGCGTAGGTCGGTCGGAAAGCGATTAAAATCATCACAGCCAAAGCCAGTAATGCGCCTACGGCAAGCCAACCGGCAGTTCCTTTAAAAAACTCGGTAAATGTTGATTTTTCTTGTTGGAAGAAAGCGTTTTTTGAGCGTTTTGGTTTCATTTTTTTGTTTCCTTTTTAGTCAGTTTGCTGAATTTAGGGTGTAGAAAACCGCCACACGATTTTCACGGGGAAAAGTGCGGTCGGTTTTGAGTGAGTTTTTAAATTCTAGCTAAGCGCCTATGCCTTTCGGTTGGTACTCGCGTAAGGTTTTCAGCGCGAGGTGGTAATGCGGTTCTTCGCGCGGATCGACGTTAAATTCCGCTAGTAGTGGTTCCAGTATGCGCTTGGTAATGCCAAGCGTGATTGAATATTCCGTTGCGTGGGTGTAGGCGGTAACGCCGTAGTTCGAGCCGAGCATTTCAAGAGGTTTGTAGATTCTCTCTAATAGTTCAAGGTTGTTGTAGAGTGAGAACCAGAGAGACGCGAAACAAAGCCATCGTTCTTCGGTGAGTTCGCGGGCGTATTTTTGCTTACGGAATGCCAACGGCAATTGTTCGTCCGGTAACTCCAACTGTTTTGGCTCAAGCTGATATTTCCCTGTTTTGCGAATTTGTGGTAGTACTTCTTCAAATACCCACGCTTCAAAAGGTTCGGCTTCGGGCTTTCTGCTTTTGATGATCAAGCGGTATAAATTGGGTTCGTTGATGAAGATTGCTTCTTTTTTACCGCTTGGATAGCTGATATAGCGTTTCGCTATACCAGTTTCTTTGCAATGCTTTTTCAATGCGTCAGGCGCATTAACGTAGCCAAGAATAGTGCATACATCAGTTCCACAGAACCAAAATTCACCTGTTGGATCTGTAATGATGCGAACTGCATTGGAATTAAAGTTGAAAGATTGGAATTGAATTTGAGTTGACATTTTATGCCCCTGATTATTTAGTTAGTAATTCGTCCAAACTTAGTAGGGTTGGACGGGCTTCAACTACCGTAATCAGACGGCGGAGCTTATTCCCCTTTCGGGTATTATATTAGGCTCTCTCGACCCGTCCGCTGAAATACACAGATCTGTGTATTTAGGGATTTCTTTAAATCTGCAGATTTACAGATTTAAATTTTAGGCATAAAAAAACCGCTTGCTGTCGGGTGCGGATAGCCGCTGATTAAAGTAGTGCGGTTATCTTAATCCGAAAGGGGAGCGGTGTCAATGTTATTTCCATAATGAAATCCTCTCTGCTCGGTGGTAAGATTATCAGCGACCAAACTTTTAATTTATCACTTTAACAAAGAGGATTTTAGTATGAATGAGTTGTATCCTGTCATTAGTGGTGCTTTAAGTGGATTAGCAGCCGCAGGAGCCTTGAAAGGACCTATTGAAAGTCTCACGCAAATTTGGACCTTAACTTTTGGTAGATTTTCAGATAATGCCTATCAGAAATATAAAATAAAACAAGCAGCTAATCTTGAAAAATATGCAAATGAGGTAAAAGAGGAAATAGAAAAAATCCCTGAAGAAAATATTCAAGAACCCAAATTTAGTGTTGTTGGTCCGGCTCTTGAAGCCTCTAAATTCTATATGGAAGAAGATGAAATTAGAGGAATGTTCGCAAAACTAATAGCTTCATCAATGGATAAGACACAATCTAGTAATATTCATCCATCTTTTGTTGAGATGATTAAAATGCTTAGTCCGTTAGATGCTAAGAATTTGTATTATCTCTATCATAGTAGGGAGGAAACTATATCACAAATTCAGGTAAACATGGAATCTGGAGGCTATCAAACTTTTTACAACCATATTTTCTTAAGCAATCCTGATTGTCAAGATAATTCACTTATTGAACCTTCAATAGATAATTTGATTCGATTGAAGCTGGTAGATGTGACATATAGTGAATATAAAACAGAGGAAAATTCATATGAAAAACATCTATCTCATCATTTATTTTTATCCTTTAAATCTCAGATAGAAGAAAAAATAAAATCTACAAAGTCAGATATTAAAATTCTAGAGGACAAAACCATCCAAGAAGTTACGGATTCCAATGGTAAGGTGTTATCTAACATTGAACGAGAAAATTTAAAAAGAGAACTTCAAAGGTTAATGTTTAAGGATGTTGAATTAAAGAAAGGTATTATTCAACTTACTGCCTTTGGTAGAAACTTCTGTAAGGTTTGCCTATAAGTTTTTCTTCACTATCTTTTCAATATCTTTTGCATATTGTTCAAATACTTGAGTTTCTTTATCAAAGAATTTATCAAACCACTTCGTTACTTGTATCATTGTGAACCAGTGAACTAACAGCGATACAAGTAATGAAATTAATACAGAGGTAAGTATTGTTGGAAGCAT